CATCGCCGCCAATGAACAACTGAGAACGCGAAACGTGAATTGCGGTGATGTTGTCGGGGTCTGCTTCCGCTTCACCAAAATCTAACCCATTGTAGGTGAAGCCATCGTTCAGCTCTGAGTTGAACACGTTTTTTGCTGATTGATGCACAAAGTAACCGTCGATATAAACAACCTGCTGAGAAGGTCCAAGGTCGTTATAGGCTGCGCTGGTTATTTGCTTTAACGTACCAGCTGATGCGGTGTAGATGTAGCCAACAATACCAGGCACGACAATACAAAGCTGGTCGCCATTGTCAGCCATTGATACATAACCAGCACCGATGATTGCGCCAAGCTCTGTCGTGCTAAACGATTCGACGCCATCGACGGTTACGTTTCTGTCGATGCGATAAAGCTTTTGCCCGTTTACAAAGTACGGAATTCCTGCCATTACATGAGCGCCGCGGTTGCGCTCCGGCTCTCCGGTGTTTGTTATTAGTTCAATACCTGGCGTTTGAAACAGCTGCGCTTTTGTGTACCCTTCAGTTTCTGGGATGTTTACATAAAAGTTTGTACACTCCTGAGCCGCAACCGGCTTGGAGCTTGACACATAAAAACCGGTAGCAATTGGCAGCTCAGTGCGCATTAATAAGCTCCCATATCAATTTCGATTTTAACGCCCATTCCGTCATTATCGAACGCTAAGCAGCTTTGCAGTAACTCGTCTGCTTTTTGCTTAATCAGCATTTGCTGCTCTGCCGGCAACCCGTATTCGTCCATCAAATAAACGGCAGTTTGGTATGCAAGGCACATATGCCATTCAGACGGAAAATCCACCTCATCAAGGTTTGATTCATTGACGATAAACGGGCGCTGCGAAGTGAATCGCACTACGTTAGTGTCAGAGTAAGGAGTTGGCCATAGGTACAAACGACCAACCGGAATTTGCGGGTCGTAGTAGAAATTACTGCACGCGCCGGTTGTTAGCTTCACTGGTTGGTCCATGTAAGTGTCGCGGCTAAACTGCTGAATTGGGATTTCTGAGTTTGTGATTTTGTCCGCAAACTGCGCATTGCGGATGCGAAGCGAGCGCTCTGCCACATCGAAAAACGAGTAAACTAAATTTCCAGAATTTGCGTTAAATGGCAAAGCATTTTGCAGCGTCACGACATTACCAACCGGCGCGCCGTTGATCACGGTAAAAAACGAATTACCGTTATTATCAAAAACAGCAATCGAATCGCCACTCTGAATGCCTGCTGTGGTATTCAGTGTAACAGACGTTGCGCCGGTCAAAGCGTTGGCGCTAAGTGATAAAGTTTTAAGCCAATCCTGCTTTGTGATGTACGTGGCACCAGCACCCATAGCGTAAGACGGCACGCCTTTTTTACACAACGCGATGCATAATTCTTCAAGCCACAAATGGTTGTATTCTGTGGCAATCCACGCTGTAACCTGATTCAGCGCTTCCACGCCGTCGTTTCTGTCTTCCGGCTCAAGCGGCATGTTTCTATCAAGCACACGCAGAACGCGAAGGGCTTTTTCAATGATTTTGAGTGCCGTAGCCATTACAGTTCATCTCCTGACGTTGGCGTGTAGAATGTCAAATCTGCGTCGTTTTCTGGCTCCGGTCGAGCGATGTCAACTGACTGTTTGTCAACATATCCGCGAATGTTTAGTTGCGGGTGTTTCGGGTCGAAGCAGTCACCACAAGCAAGCAGGTTGTTCCACTGCAACTGACACTCACTGCGCAGATAGGTTAACCCGCACACGTCGCATATAACCTTGTGTGTACCAGGGTAATATTTTCGTTGTGCGGGTTCAGCCATTAGAATTGCTCCACGACGTTGATTTTGCCGGTTCCTGTGCCGCTAAACTCAAGCGCTGTCACCGGCTGAGAAACTTCACCAATTGCGCCAGCTGCGATACTTAGCACGCCTGCCGCTGGGTCCGACCACGTGACGGTCTCGTGCTGAATAGCACCCGCAGTGACTTTGACGGTCAAAGCGGCACCTGTCAGGTTTTGGATTGAATACCCATCAACGTCAACGCGATGATTGACGGGATAAACAACAGCAGCGGCCGTTGGTTTTGTGATGCTACGCTGAGCCATGATAACCCCTTACACGTTTGCGCAAATAGCGGTAACGATTGCCCGACCTTGGAACGTGGTCCAATCGGCCGAGCCTAAAGTGTACGTGAATTTGTTGTTTGTTGAGTTGACGTTAATTGCAGCCTCAACCGGAGTACCAGCAGCGCCAACAGCGGCAACTGATGTTGCAGCAAGCACGTTTGCAGCAGCGCCACCGATACCGACTGTTAATGTTTTGGTTGTGCCGGTAGCTTCTGCGACATCTACGACAACGCAAGCAGAGATAACTTGCAGCCACTTGTTGCCAGCTTCGATGACGGTTGTTTGCAGTGCACCGGAAGCAACGCGAGTTAGCGGGATTTCAAATGTCTTGATGAATGTATCGGCGGTGTTGGTTGCGTTGGTCTGTGTGTCTTTCTGACCTTGCGCACCTTGCAGGCTGATATTGTTAAAGCGGGTCTGACGGTATTTGCTCATTTTGACGGCTCCACTAGGTAGCAGGCGACATTGCCCAAAGCCTAATGTAGTTTACGCCGTCAATTATTTGGCGTCAATTTTCTGGCATTACTTGTCGCGCTTACGCCAAGCTAAATACATATCGAAAATATTTTTAGCGATAAACGTCAATCCGCCGATGATTGACACTGTTGCTGCGATGGTTGGTAGTGATGATTGCTCAATAACTTGCGGTGAGGATGCCGCAACAGCGCCAAGTGTAGCGCCTGAACCAATGCTGACAGCGCCAAGCCCGTTAATGAATTTTGCAGCGAATGCGTTGCCGTGGTCACTGATTATCATCAGAATGTCTGTTAAGTGGTGTTTCATCTTTTAGCGCTCGGTAGCCTTGGTAAATGTGTATCACTGATTTTATACCGCCGATACCGCATAGCGCAATAATTAGCAAGTCCAACAACATTATTGCGCCTCCAATCGCTAAGCAAGTACGCCAGCACGTAAGCATTAATTACAGTGACTAGGTAAGGCTGAATCCTGTCAAATTTCGTGTCGCGGTCAAAATGATAATACATAAATTGGTCAACCGCTCCGGCTAAGTATACGAAACCGAAACAGATAAAGGCAAACTTAAACGCTGACGGAAGTTTGATAAAGTTTTGATTTGAAAAGTAGAAGTACAGCGCTGAACATATTGCAAATGCGTCAAGGTTGCGTGCAGTTATGTTTTGAATAAACCAATACAAAAGAATCGTTGCAAGCATAACAAAAGATTTGGCGTTAAAAAGGATGCCGATAAGCACCCAAGTTAACGCCAATGCTATGCCGTAATTACTTGGCTGGACGCTTAGATTTGCCATTTGATGGCTTCTTGTCCTTTGGTTTTGTTTCTGTACCGCTCATGCTTTGCTCCTATTTGGTTAGCTTAGCTAGTTTAGCTTTTATCTGCTGGCAGGCGCAAGCATCCTGCGTCGTACATCTGATACATGGTTTCCTCAACATCGCCTTTGCAGTTCAACCATTTCGCTACAGCCGCCTTTACAACCCGCTTGCGCTCTGCTTCGGCTTTTCTTGCATGAAAGTTGTTTGGGCGAAGCTCATGCATATAGACAAGAGTAAAGCCGTCATTGTGCGCCACGATTGCGCCTGAATTATAATGAGCGGCAACTTCACAACCAATCCAAACACCATCGCCTGCCAAATAGGAAACTGATTTATCCCCAACCGGCGGCAACCGCAGTGCTTTTTGGGTTTCGTAATCAAACCAACCATCAGGTTCAGCCTGCTCAGCTTTTGGCGCATCCAGATAACTCGTATCTGCTGGCTTGTAGCGTTGGTCGGTGATTTTGAATTTTTCAATATCAATAAAACCACCATGATATTTAGACCATTTAAGGTTTCCTACCATGCTGCCGCACCAAGTCTCGTATTCATCAAGCCAGCTAATAGCCACATCATCCGGCAAATCCGGCTTCTTGCCATTAGTCGGATACTCAACACCCCACCGATAGCCGTTGATGTAGCCAAGCTCTTTAGCCCTTTGTTGGAATTCTTCGGCGTAACAAATAAAAGCCTTACCTCTAAGGTACAGGCAGTCATTCCTTACAATATAGTAGCCGCTACAGGCCTCGACACCATCAATATCCATTGGCAGCACACCATTCAACTCATGCACCGCCTTATCCAATAACTCTTGCTTATTCATATCATCCTCCGTTGTTAACTGCACTCAATATAGCACCACAATACGGCGTGTGTGGTCTGACCAGAAAGAAAAAACCCGCACAAGGCGGGTCTGTTGTCTAATCGCCACGGTGACAAGCCGCATGAAGTGTGAAACCCGCCGTAGGAACGGTAAAAACACTGGCTACACAATT